TATACTTTTTGACAGAATTTTTATACTGTATAGTAACAATACTCAAGAACATATACTAACTTATAGCGTTAGCTCAGAAAATTTAGATAAACTACCTACAAATACAATCACGGTACATCGAAAAAAAGAAACTAACACGTTATATACCATTAATGCTTTAAACCAAGTAATTTATACACTAAATAACGGAGTTTTAGATAAAAGCTACCCCGTGCCTTGGGAGAGGTATAGGAACAGTATACTACTGACAAAGGGGCCTGACCTGAGAGTCTTACATACTAAATTATTTGATATCGTAGATTTGAAAGTTGCTAATTAGTATTATCTTTGATATACTATTAGAAAACTAATAAATCTATGGATATTAATGCAATTAAGGCTAAACTAGCCGGCATGAATCGTTCTCAAGATCGAGAAAAGATCGATTATGCCAAAGTTTTCTGGAACCCCGGAGTCGGTTCCTATCAGATAAGAATTGTACCGTCTATGTACAATCCTACTCTACCCTTCACCGAGTTGTTTTTTCACTACAATATCGGCAAATACCCGATGATAGCTCTTACGAACTTTGGAGAGCAAGACCCTATCGTCGAGTTTGTTGCTGAATTAAAGAAGACTTCCGACAAGGATAACTGGTCGTTAGCTGGAAAATTAGCTCCTAAGATGAGAATCTTTGCACCTGTTATCGTAAGAGGGGAAGAAGATATGGGAGTTCGGTTATGGAGTTTCGGTAAGTCTATTCAAAAAACTCTATTCACACTAGCTACTGACGAAGAGATCGGAGACTATACCGATATCATCAACGGGAGAGATCTTACAGTAGATAAAGTTGCAGGTAACCCGTATCCGGAAACTACCGTTAGGCCTAGGATAAAAGAAAGTCCTCTTACCAAAGACAACGCTTTGGCGGAAAAATGGCTAAAAGAGCAACCTAACCCACTTGAATGCTTTACTAAATACGATTATACTTTTATTAAAAAGCAGCTGCAAACCTGGCTCAACCCTGAAGAAGCAGCGGAAGAGACAGCTACTGCACCTATCGCAGTAACTCCCGTAACTGCTGGACCTGTTACCGAAACACAGGAGTCAACAACCCCTCCAGCAGCTAAGGCTAATAAGGTAATGTCTGATTTTAGTGATTTATTTGATTAATAGATGAATAGGAAAAAAGCAATTTCTGAGAGCGCTACTGCTGCTATTAAAGCAGGTTTTGACTTATCTAAATTTAAAGATAATAAAAAATTGTCTTCAAATAGTGTTAAGTTTAAAGCACAGAAGTGGATACCACTTTCACCGGCTTTCCAAGCAATAACAAGTATTCCAGGTATACCAACCGGACATATAACATTGCTTAGAGGTCATAGTGATACCGGTAAAACTACCTCGCTGCTGGAAGCAGCAGTAGCTTCTCAGCGAATGGGAATACTCCCAGTTTTTATTATCACAGAGATGAAATGGTCATGGGAACATGCCATGCAGATGGGGTTAGAGGTGAATGAAATTGTCGATAAGGAAACTGGTGAGATTGTGGACTACGATGGATTCTTCATATATGCCGATAGAAGTAGGATCGATACTATTGAGGATGTTGCTGAGTTTATTTTAGACTTGATTGACGAACAGAAGAAAGGTAACTTACCTTACGATATGATTTTCTTTTGGGATTCTATCGGGTCAGTACCTTGCGAACTTTCAGTCAGGTCAAATAAGAACAACAACGAATGGAATAGTGGAGCAATGTCTACCCAGTTTGGTAATAATGTAAATCAGAAAATACTACTGTCTCGTAAAGAAGCTTCCCCCTACACTAACACCCTTGTCTGTATTAATAAGGTCTGGACTATGAAACCGGATGCACCTATGGGACAGCCTAAGATGATGAATAAAGGAGGCATGTCTATGTGGTACGATGCAACACTAGTTGTGACTTATGGGAATATCACTAATCCGGGTACTTCTAAATTAAAAGCTGTAAAAGACGGTCTGCAGGTAGAGTTTGCTAAAAGAACTAATATCCAGGTAGAAAAGAACCATATTAATGGAATACAGACGAGGGGTAGAATTATTATGACACCCCATGGGTTTATTGAAGATACTCCAAAGGCCGTTGAAGATTACAAAAAACAACATAAGGACCACTGGTTAAATATATTCGGTACTGTAGATTTTGAACTAAAAGAAGAGGGGAACATGGAGGAGGATAAAGTAGTGGTCAGTGAAATCGAACCATAGCCCCTTACTAGAAAAACTCCAACCCAGACCTCCTAGAAAACTTAACGACCACATACTACTGGTCGATGCGTTAAATACATTTATTCGTAGTTTTGCTACAGTAAATTATATTAATCCACAAGGAAATCATATAGGAGGTCTGGCGGGGTTTTTAAAGTCTCTTGCCTACATGGTGAGAGTACATGAACCTACCAGGGTAGTTGTAGTATTCGATGGTAGAGGGTCTACAGTTAATAGAAAGAATATAGACCCTAGCTACAAAGCACAGAGAAGTCTAACCAGGATAACTAACTGGGAAATTTACGAAGATAAAGACGCTGAGAGAGAGTCTATGTCTACTCAGATAGAAAGACTTGTGGAGTATTTGCAGTGCTTACCGGTACAGATGGTGAGTGTTGATAAAGTCGAAGCTGATGATATCATAGCGCTTATAGCTAAGATTTACAGTCAAAACAGTAAAAAAGCTACGATCGTATCATCGGATAAGGATTTTTTACAGCTGGTAGACTCTAATATCGAGGTATACTCACCTATAAAGAAAAAGCTCTATACTGAATCGTTGGTTATTGAAGAGTTTAAAACGACCCCTAGTAATTTTTTAATAGGAAAAGCTATACTGGGAGATCAATCCGACAACTTACCAGGAGTTACTAGAGTTGGAGCTAAGACATTACACAAGTTATTTCCAAACTTATCAACAGTTAATCTTACCTTAGAAGATGTGTTTAGAGAGTGTGAAGGTAAATACGAAACCAATAAAGGGTATTTAGCTATCTTAAATCAAAAAGATAGGGTTGAGACCAACTACGAGTTAATGAACTTACTTACCCCCAATGTTCCTGATTATGAAATTGAAACTATAAGGGAGCTACTTACAGGAAGTAACACAACTTTAAACACAATGGCATTTGAAATGTTATACGAGTCGGATAATATGAATGCAAGCGTATCGCAAAATATAACTTCCTGGTTGGAAGTTTTTAGGAATCTTACTACATTCAAGAAATAGCACAATGATACTTCAGCGACTCTCCCAATACGGTCTCCCATTCCAAATTAAAGTACTCTCGTCGATCTTAACCGACAAAGGCTTTCTACTTCAAGTAAAAGATACGCTAAAGGTAGAGTATTTTGATGCCGATGCACATAAATGGATTTTACAGCAGGCAGTATCATATTTTGAAAAGTACCACACCAATATTACTTTAGAGGTACTAGCTGTAGAGGTAAAAAAGTTAGACAATGATATACTTAAAACTGCAATTACCGAACAGTTAAGAGAGGCCTACAGGGTATCTAACGAAGATCATAAATACATCCAGGAAGAATTTGCTACGTTCTGTAAAAACCAAGCACTCAAAGCAGCATTACTGCAAACACCTGAACTTATAAACAACGGGGATTACGACAGTATCCGTGCTATTATAGAAGGTGCTTTGAAAGCAGGAGCAGATAAGAACATCGGCCATGAGTACAACATTGATATAGAAACTAGGTATAGACAGGATTATCGTCCGGCCATACCGACTCCTTGGGAAGAAATCAACACTCTTACACAGGGGGGGTTTGGACCTGGAGATTTAGTCATAGCATTTGGATCTCCGGGAGGAGGTAAATCGTGGATGATGGTATCTTTAGCAGCTAATGCTATAAAGCTTGGATTTAATGTAATCTACTATACACTGGAGTTAGGCCAGGATTACGTAGGTAAACGATTTGACTGTTACTTTTCTGGAAAGAGTATAGAAGAGGTATCCGCATACCGGGAAGAGGTAGAAAAGATAGTAAACGAACTTCCCGGCAAGCTAGTCATTAAAGAATACCCACCTAGGAGCGCTAGCATTTCTACGATTAAAGCACACATACAGAAGTGT